CGCTGAAGGAACTGAAACTGCTAGACCTCACCCTGCGCCTCTTTATCGAGCCGCGCTTGGTGTTGGATGCAGACCTGCTGTCTGACCACCTGGACGATGTGCGCTCCCGCAAGGAAACTCTGCTAGAACAGATGCGGGACAAGATGCTGGAGGGGGCCAATCCTGACTTTGTCCACATGATCTTTTCAGAAGGCATGGAAGGCATCAAGAAGTTACTCATGTCCAACGAGAAGTTTGCAGAGATGCTTCGCAAGCTGGGCGTAGACCCCCCGATGAAGTTAAGCCCCACCACAGGCAAGATGACCTATGCCTTTGCCAAGACGGACGAAGCCATGAAGACCCTGGCTGAGCACCCGGACGAGCAGGTACAGGCGATTGTGGCCGCGCGCCTGGGGCACAAGACTACCCTAGAGGAAACCCGTACCTGGCGCTTCATTGAGATGGCTTCTCGGGGCGATTTCCCGGTGCCCCTGCGGTACTACGGCGCCCACTCTGGGCGTTGGTCTGGTCAGGATAAGGTCAACCTGCAGAACATCCCGGCTCGTGGCATCTACGGCGGCAAGCTGAAGAAGGCTATCAAGGCACCCGAGGGGCATGTGGTTATCGACTGCGACTCTTCGCAGATCGAGGCGCGAACCCTGGCGTGGCTGGCTGGGCAGTACGACCTGGTGCAAGCCTTTGAGGACAAGCAGGATGTCTATAAGATCATGGCAAGCCGCATCTATGGCGTTCCGTCAGACCAGGTAGACAAGACTCAGCGACAGGTTGGCAAGGTAGTCATTCTGGGCGCAGGCTATGGGGTAGGGCATGTCAAGCTACGAGCCTTCCTGAAGCTACAAGCCGGGGTGGAGGTATCCGAGGAGGAAGCCAAGTCCATCATCATGGCGTACCGCCAGACGTACAACCGCATCCCGGAGTTGTGGGATCGGGCTAACAAGGCGCTTGACGCCCTGCACTACGGCAACCAGATGACGCTCGACATCCCGGGCCTGTGCAAGACTGACTCCATAGGGATTACCCTGCCAAGTGGGCTACACATCCAATACCCCGGTCTGCGCCGGGTGCTTGAGGAGCGCACTGTGGGGGATGCACGGCAGGGGTGGGTCTACACCGCTAAGGGTTTACCCACAAAGGTCTACGGCGGTCTGGTAACGGAGAACATCTGCCAGGCTATTGCCCGGTGTGTCATCGGGGAGCAGATGCTAAAGGTGCAGAAGCGGTACCCGGTGGTGCTAACTGTGCATGACGCTATCGCTTGCATCGCACCGATAGACGAAGCCCATGAAGCTCAGCGGTATGTTGAGGAGTGCATGTCCTGGCGTCCCAAGTGGGCACCCGACCTGCCATTGGCATGCGAGTCTGGCATGGGGCCGAGTTATGGGGATTGCTAAAGACAAGAAGCCTTGGGAGGAAACTCTTGAGCTTTCCATGACGCGGGAGGAACTGGATGCGGCCTACGTCATGTGGAAGGCGGGGGCAAAGGTTCCCGACCTAGCCAAAGGGTTTGGCACAAGCGGGACCGAGCTGTACTGGTTCCTCGTCATGTACGACAAGCTGGGCAAATACACAGTACACTATAAGGACTCAAACCAACCCACCATGTAATCATTACATGGCTTCTACCATGTCACTCGCGCACTCGTACTCGTCCATCAAGCAATTTGAAAACTGCCCCCGCCAGTACAACGAAGTTCGTATCCTAAAAAAGTTCAAACAAGCAGACACAGAGGCAACACTGTATGGAACAGCAGTCCATAAAGCATTTGAAAACTATATCAAAGACCGCACCCCACTCCCCGCACAGTTCGCTCAATTCCAGCGATACATCGAACCTCTTGCCGCCATTGAAGGCGATGTCCGGTGTGAGGAAAAAATGGGTATCCGATCTGACTTTAGCCCGTGTGGATTTTTTGATAAAGACGTATGGTTCCGGGGCGTCCCGGACTTCATGGCAATCAACGGCCCCAAGCGGGTCGCGCGTGTAGCCGACTACAAGACCGGCAAGTCAAGCCGCTTTGCCGACAAGGGCCAGCTTGAACTCATGGCCGCAATGATTATGTCCCACTACCCTGAGGTCGATACCGTCAAGGGTGTCTTGCTATTTGTCGTGGCAGGTGACATCATTCGTGCAGAGTTCACGCGCGACCATCTGGCAGACATCTACTCTCGCTGGGCAGGCCGCGCTGGGGCTATTGAGAACGCACTGAACCTGAACGTATGGAACCCACGCTCTGGGCCTCTCTGTAAGTTCTGTCCTGTAACTACCTGTGACCACTACCGCTAGGAGTCATCATGGCAACCAAACCTCGCGACTACAAACGCGAATACGCCCTGTATCAGGGCACCCCTGAGCAGATCAAGAAGCGCTCACTGCGAAACCAAGCGCGCCGTGCCTACGAGAAGGCCAAAGGCGACCTGCCGTCCGACATGGATGTAGATCATAGGAAAGCATTGTCCAAGGGCGGGGACGCCCTGAGACTGTCGAACCTACGGGCTACTACGGATAACGCTAATCGTAGCTTCGCGCGTCAAAAAGACAACGGCATGAAGTCGCAAATCTCTAAGCGGGAGCGCAAAAAATAAAGTAATATGGGTGGGCCTGGAGTAGTTGCCAGGTTCTCCTGTTTGTTGGGTTGCTGGGTAGTTTCTACTACCCAGCTTTTTTCGTTCGTTCAACTTCTATTCATCATGCAAATCATTCAAGACAAAGCGCTTTTATTCAGCGCGCCTAACCCGGCGCAGATCACTGCATTGATCCCCAAGAGCAAGGTCTTAGACGACCAGGTGCTCGTGAACTGGGGGTTTGATGAGGTGCAACTCCTGCGCAACCTGGGTATCAAAGATGTGCCTAGTCCCATCCTGGGACGATACGATTGGCCTGGGGTCTACACCCCGTTTGAGCATCAGCGCACGACCGCTGAGTTCCTGACTCTGCACCCAAGGTGCTTCGTGTTCAACGAGGCTGGCACTGGCAAGACCAGTGCGGCGGCATGGGCGGCTGACTACCTCATGCGGCAGGGGCGCGTTAAGCGTGTGCTGATTGTGTGCCCGGTGTCCATCATGGAGACTGCATGGCGCTCTGACCTGTTCCGTACTGTAATGCACCGCACTGTGGCTATTGCCCAGGGGTCACGCACTCGGCGTCAGGAGATCGTCAAGGGCAACTACGAATTCATCATCATCAATTTTGACGGCGTAAAGGTAGTCACTCCCGAACTGCAAGCAGGGGGCTTCGATCTCATTATTGTCGATGAGGCCAACGCAATCAAGAGCGTACAGACAGAGCGCTGGAAAGCCCTGGCTACCCTGGTCAAGCCTAACACTCGGCTGTGGCTCATGACGGGTACCCCCGCCTCGCAGTCACCCTTGGACGCCTATGGGCTGGCTAAGATCGTCAACCCTGACTCGGTGCCCCGGTTCTTCGGTGCCTTCCGGGATAAGGTCATGACCAAGCTGACCCAGTACAAGTGGGCGCCCAAGCGGGATGCCCAGGACACTGTGCATAAGGTCTTACAGCCAGCGATACGCTTTACCAAGGCTGAGTGCCTGGACTTGCCCGACCTGCTGTTTGCCGCCCGGGAGGTGCCGCTTACCGCGCAACAGGAGAAGTACTACGGCGCTATCCGCAAGCAGATGATGACCATTGCGGCAGGGGCGGAGATCACTGCGACCAACGCGGCGGCCATGCTCAACAAGCTACTGCAAATCTCTCAGGGCGCTGTCTACACGGACGACCGGGACGTAGTGGAGTTCGACATCAGCAGTCGCTATGCGGCGCTCAAAGAAGTGATCGATGGGACTGACCAGAAGGTGCTGGTGTTCATGCCGTTCCGTCACTCGCTCCTGATGTTGCAGGAGGCCCTGCTCAAGGACGGGTACACAGTCGATGCAATCCATGGCGATGTGGCGGCTGGCAAGCGCGGCGAGATCATCAAACAGTTCCAGACTGAGGACGACCCGCGAATACTACTTTTGGTTCCACAAGCAACCGCCCACGGGATTACCCTAACCCGCGCTGACCAGGTGGTCTGGTGGGGGCCCATCGCCTCTACGGAACTTTACATCCAGGCCAACTCCCGGGCGCATCGGGCGGGGCAGAAGCACAATGTCACTATCACCCACTTGCAGGGCAGTCCGGTTGAGCGCAGAATGTACGGCCTGCTTCAAAACAAAGTGGACATGCACCTAAGCCTAGTCGAACTGTACAAACAAGAAATCGCATGAATGTCGTTGACTTTTCAAAAGCCAAAGAGGAACGCAAACCGCACATTAGTGGTGCTCTGTACTGCATGGGGTGTAACCATGAGTGGACTGCGGTGTGGACGCCGGGTACCACAGAGTTTGAGTGCCCGGAGTGTAAGTCTATGAAAGGGCGCGGCAAATACGAAGTAGCCCCTGCGCCTGGCAGTCAGGTATGGACTTGCATGTCTTGTGACAACCAGCTCTTCAACCTGCTAGGTGACCGAGTGCATTGCCCCAACTGCGGGAATTCCTGGGGGTACGAAGAATTGACTTGACGTTAAAATTTGACACTGTATAATTTGTTTCGTGGGCAGTGAGGGGTACGGGTTAGCGCCGTGCCAGGTAGACCTTCTCTCAAAGTGACGCTGCTTCATGCGAACCTCACTGCCCACACCCCGTTCAAACGTAAATCAAACAGGAGTTAGTTATGACATCAGAAGAAGCAAACGTAGCAATGATGCTGGAGTTGGAAGAGAAGATCACCCGCCGCATCCGCGAGCAGATTTATATGGCGGCTGTTGGCAACGAGTTTGAGCCGGGGACCCTTCCAGTTACCTTAGATGCCTATTCACTGCATAACGCACTGCGGGCAAACCTTTTCAATGACGAAATATTCATTTCAGCAATCACAAAAAAGATTGGCTCAAAGATGGCCAACATATACTGAGGAGCCCCCAACATGGCAGACGCAGACAAACTCGTCAGGGTCTACATCAAGATCCGTGACGCCAAAGCCGCAAAGGCTAAGCAACTAGAAGACGAAATTGCAGAGCTGGATAAACAGCTCGATACAGTTGAAGCTGAGTTGCTGGAGCTTTGCAAATCTACTGGACAGGACGGCGGCAAGACACAGCACGGTTCATTCCGGCGCTCGGTCAAGACCCGCTACTGGACTTCCGACTGGGATAAGATGTACCAGTTCATCAAAGACAATGACGCACCTGAACTGCTCGAACGTAGAGTAGCGCAGACGGCATTCAAAGAGTTCTTAGCCTCTAATCCTGACAAGATGCCAGAGGGTATGAATGTGGACTCACGGTACGCAATTACTGTGACCCGCGCCCGTTAATCAACCAAGGAAATCATCATGAGTAACATTGCACTTTTCCAATCCGGTTCCGTTATTCCCGACTATCTCCGCGCTCAACCTGACGCGACCACCAAAGACATTGCAGGCAGTTCCGGCGGCAAGCAAATCTCCATCAAGGGGGGTGTGTGGCGTATGGTTGTAGGTGGCGAAGAAGTTGCGAAGAATGAAGACCGCGCAATGAACTTCGTTATCGTGGCCAGTGGTAAGGGCGTTTCGCGCACCTACTACGCTGAGAAGTACGAAGAAGGCAAAGACATCAAGCCTGCCTGCTGGTCTGCTGAAGGCGTTAAGCCTGAAGCCGAAGTGGTCAACCCGCAAAGCTCTGCATGCGCTACCTGCCCCCAGAACATTGAGGGCTCTGGCGAAGGCAAAGCGCGCGCCTGCCGTTATAGCAAGCGTCTGGCTGTGGCCCTGGAGCATGACATCGGTGGCAACATCTACCGCCTGTCTGTCCCGGCTAAGTCTTACTTCGGTAAGGCTGAAGGCGAGAAGATGCCCCTGCAAGCGTTTGGTAAGTTCCTGGCAGGACATGGTATCCCCATCACCGGCATCGTGACCGAGGCGCGTTTTGACACCAGCGAGGCTGTGCCCGTCATGAAGTTCCGTGCTATCCGTCCCCTGTCTCAGGAGGAGTGGGCGTTGGCCAAGGCACAGAGCGTGACCGAGGATGCCAAGAACGCCATCGACTTCAAGATGGTGCCATCTAAGGCTGAGACGGGTACGCCCCCGGCACTGCCCCAGGCGTTCAAGGAAGCCCCCGTTGCGGCAGTGGAAGCACCCGCTACCCCGGAACCGACCAAGCGCCCCAAGAAGGCTGAGGCCGCACCTACTGCGGCGGCTAAAGATGTAAGCGCCATTCTCGACCAGTGGGCCGACGACGGTGACGACTAAGAAGGCAAGAGGGTACTCCACCCTCTTTCTTAGCGCGATTGAGGAAGCGGGGCTTGACCCGCTGGTGAGACAGTTTGCTGAGGAGTGCATACGGCGTGGTATCCCCATTGCCGCTATCGCCTCCCGGCTGGACGTAACACGGGCGTCCGTTTACAACTGGTTCACCGGCAAGGCCAAGCCCCGCCGCCTTCAGCTTGCGCAGATAAGAAAAATAACGGCGCGGTGGACCCGCGCTCACCCCAATCAGTAGGTAGCACCGTGACCGTCTTCCTCGACTCTATCCTGCCCACACAGGGCGTCTATTGCGTGGTAGGTATCAAATCAAAGATAGCCTCACCGTCCTTCTATACAACTACAGCAGAAGTTGACCAGGCCGCATCCAGTTTGGATACCGCAGGTGCTGACGCATACTTCGCGCTGGCCTCGTTCAAAGACAACTCCAGCCGCAAGGCAGAGAACGCGGCGTTCATGCGCTCGTTCTTTCTCGACCTCGACTGCGGTCCTGGCAAGCCGTACCACGCCCAGACTGATGCGGCTGTGGCGCTATCGCAGTTCATCAAAGACACTGGGCTTCCCGCCCCCACCATAGTCAACTCAGGCGGTGGTCTGCATGTGTACTGGCCGCTCACTGAGGATGTACCTGTTGCGGTGTGGAGTTCCCATGCCAGGATGCTGAAACTCCTGTGCAAAGAACACAAACTGCATGCCGACCCGGCAGTCACGGCAGACATCTCCCGCATCCTGCGGGTGCCTGGCACAAACAATTACAAGCAAGACATTCCCCGCCCGGTGGCTGTTGCCGTGCTGTCTCATCCTGTTCCGCTCGAAGAGATTGTGAGCCGCCTGGGTACTCCAGTTGCCGATCTGAGTGCCGCAAAGATGTTTGGCATGGACGACACCTCTAAGGATGTGTCAGGCGGCGCATACCCCGCATGTAGCTTCGCCAGGATCGTGCGCAAGAGCATGAAGGGCACGGGTTGCAACCAGATCAAGAACGCCCTGGAGAACGCCCCCACCCTGGAAGAACCTATGTGGCGCGCCGCGCTATCTATCGCTGTGCGGTGTGAAGACGGCAACGAAGCGATCCACAAGCTCAGCATGGGGCACCCCGGCTACAACGCCCAGGACACCGAGCAGAAAGCCCTGGAAACTAAGGGCCCCTACACCTGCCAGTGGTACCGTGAGAACAACAGCGCATTGTGCGAGGGGTGTACCCAGAAGGTGGTTAGCCCCATCCTGATCGGTAAGAAGATTGAAGCGGCTCCGGCTGAAGGCGATGCCTACATCATCGAGACGCCGCTGGACGGCGACGACAGCGACAAGGTAGGCGATACCGTCAAGATTGAGGTGCCTGCATATCCGTACCCGTATTTCCGTGGCGCCCAAGGCGGCGTCTACAAGAAGGAAAAAACGGATGACGGCGAAACCAAAGAAATTGAAATCTACCGCAGTGACCTGTACATAACCACACGGTTCTTTGACTCTGATGAGCATGGGGACGGCGATGGGGAGATGGTGCTAATCCACCTGCACATGTCACGGGATGGGGTTCGCCGCTTCTACGCCCCGGTTACATCACTCTTTGCAAAGGACAAACTCCGCGACCTGCTCATCAAGCATGGCGTTATCGCATACGGCAAGACACTGGACTTAATCATGGCTTACTTCGCATCAAGCATCCGCAAACTGCAATCCCAATTCGCCGCGAACAAGACCCGTAGCCAGATGGGCTGGACCCCGGACATGCAGGGCTTCGTTGTGGGTGAACTGGAATACACCGCCGGTGGTACCAAGCTGGCACCGCCTGCCAGCGGAACCAGGCAACTGGCTCCGGCCTTTTCGCCCCGTGGTTCTCTGGAAGAGTGGAAATCGATTGCTAACTTCTACAACCGCCCTGGCATGGAGCCGCATGCGCTGACTCTGTTCTTCGGGTTCGGTGCCCCCTTGCTGAAGCTGATGGACAACATCAACGTGCGTGGTGCGCTGATTAACCTGAAGTCCAACACCTCTGGGTCTGGCAAGACGACCGCTCAGCTTCTGGTCAACTCTATCTTCGGGCACCCCACCGAACTGCTGATGACCAAGGACGATACCTACGCCGCCAAGATGCACCGCATCGGCATGCTGAACAGTATCGCCTTCACCGTGGACGAGATCACCAACACGGTTGATGAGGAGTTGTCAGACACTGCCTACGGAGTTACCACAGGGCGCGCCAGGCACCGCATGGAGTCGCAGTCCAACAAGCTACGGGTGAACAACACAACCTGGTGCAACGTGACCATCTCCTCTGCCAACGCTTCGCTGGTGGATCGGCTGGCCCAGTTGAAGTCCACGGCTGACGGCGAACTGCGCCGGGTGTTTGAGTACGAGGTGTCTAAGATCAACGGCATCCCCAAGACTGAGATCGATGCGGTGTTCAGCAAGCTCAACACCAACTATGGGGTGGCTGGCCCGATCTATATCCAGCATGTGCTGGCCAACTACGATAGCGTCCTCAGGATGCTGAAGAAAATGCAGGAGAAGATAGACGCGGAACTGGGATTTGACCAGGCTGACCGTTTCTATTCGAACATACTGACAATTGCCTTCGTAGGCGCCCTGATTGCAAAGAAGTGTGAACTGCATGACATCGACATCCCGCGCGTCTACAAGTACGCCATTGGCCTAGTCGAGCAGAACCAACTGCAATACGCCGCCAGCCTGGGTTCCCCGCTACTGATTGCACAGGAAACGCTGACTGCCTTCGTCAACGAGAACGTGAACAACGTGCTGGTCATTGACCAACAGGTGAAGGGGTCTATGCCTCCCGCCGCAATCAAACAGCCCTACGGCCCCCTGCGCATGCGCTACGAGCCCAACACCAAGGAGCTGTACATCACCGCCGCTGAGTTCAGAAAGTTCTTTACGATGCGGCAGGTGGACGTGCGCGAGAGCCTGAAGCATCTAGCCCAGGCTGGAATTGCAAAGCACAATGGTTTGTCAGAGGTCAAGCGCATCGGCGCTGGCGCTGTGGGTAGTCTTAGTGGATTAGGAGCACGTTGTTATGTCTTCGACGGCACGGCAATCGGCATCGACGAAGGGTCGTTCAAAGTCGAAGGACTCGAAGAAATCGCAACCGACCCCACCGTTACCTGACCTTCGGCTAGTCACCATCGCTGATGTTGACTACTTCATTTACTGGGAGCGGCTGGGTATCGGCGGTTCATTCTTCCTACCCACGTTGTTGCCCGCCAAGGATGTGGCGCGGGCTCTGCGCCCCCTAGAGAAAAAACTAAAGATAACGCTAGAGGTCCGTACCCGGTGTGAGTATGGTGCCTACGGGGTGCGGGTCTGGCGGGTGCGTTAACCCGCGTCTTTGCGGATCATTGTCTTGGCTTCGCGTAGCCAGCCAACGATTTCCCGTTCCATCTTTTCCACCTCAGTGCGCGTCTCCATGCGCTCTTCCATAGACATCTCAGCGGCGGCTTCCGGGCTGTTGAGATACTTGCGGTACGCACGGGTCTGTTCCAGTTGCTCCAGGGTGGCGTTGATGGAGGTGTTCAGCATCAACACCTGCTCATGCTTCTGCATGTAGGCTTCAGCCCCAGCCAGGTCCCCTCTGGCAACCATCTCATTCAGGGTTGCATTTGCCTTGCCGACCTTGTCCCGCTCGTCGTAAAACTCTGCGATACGGCGCTTGCCGATCGGGTCGATCATGTAGTTGCTGAGCAGAGCGTACTTGTGCAGGGGGCGGTCAATCCGCGTTGGGTTCAGCAAGCCGTCCGTTGCCATAACCGTCAGGGCCGCAGTCGATCCCAGGTAGCCGCGCAGGATGTTGTCCACAATGATCGGGGAAACCTTGTCCACACCCACCATGTCGCGCGCAAAGTTTGCAATGGCGATGGCCAGTTCACTCGTGTTCTCACGGGTCTGCAGGCTGGGGTCCAGGCCCTTCTGGTGAATACCAATCAGTTCGCGTCCGGTCAGGAACGAGTAGTTAGTCCAGGCTTCCAGCAACGGCTTCACCGCCTGCGGCACGGGAGTCACGCGGCCAACGTACTGCTCAAACATGTAAGACAGAGCGGTGCGCACTGCCTCCATAGCCTCTTGTTCCTCGGGGGTACCCTTACGCTTGTAGTACTCGACCACACGCTCCGGTATCACTTTGAAGAGGGCGCCCAGTTCGCCCGGCACAGAAATCTTCTGGCCACCGATGAACCAGTTGCCGTCTCGGGTACGCAGGTCGGCTTCGTTGTAGTCCTCATCGTCATCTGCCTTGCCCATGGCATAGACGGTACTCAGCGCGATCGCAATACCTGCCCGGCTCCAGAACATTTTACGAGCGGCGGCGCGGTCAACCGAGGCGCTAGAGTCAATGCCAGATGCCGCGCGGTACAGCACGTCCATACCCTGCACATAGGCGTTGAAGAACGGGATGGTCTTAACCATGACGCCAACGAAGTCGCTGGATCCACGGCGGCGGAAGTTGATAAATTCCCGGGCACGGGTCTGTGCCAATAGCATGTCGCCCTTGGATTCTTTGATGGTCTGGTCGTAGATGGCTTTACGCACAGCCAGGTCAGATGCGCGGGTGATGCCATCCAAACGATGTAGCAAATTGCGGAACGCCCCACGAGGCTTGTACCCCATGTCTTCCATAAAGGTAGCGCCGGGGCGGCCAGCTTTGAAGTCGTATTCGCCAGACAGGCCCAACGCTTCGGCGTCTTCAACAATGCGGTGACGTACGCCACGGATCTCAGCCAGGGCAATCTTGGGGAAGTTGGTCAGAACCATGCCAATCAACGCCAGCGGATTTTGCACCCCCGAGGTTAGCAGGGCACGTTGAATGTCGTCCACCACCTGCTTCAATGCAAAGGGCGGCAGGGCCGTCACCGAGGTACGCAGAATGTTGGACGCCTCGCTCAGATACTGCAACCATCTACCGGTAGTTTGCGACTCAGCTTTGAATGCCAGCACATCGTACTCACTGGGCAACTGCCACCATATTTGACCGCCATTTTCGTAGCTATAGGTAACGTTAGGTTTGCCCTGCGAGTCGGCACCCAACTTCTTGGCTTGCTGAATAGACCCCAGGAACTCCAGTGTCTGATTACGCGCATCGGTGTTCATCACCTGGCCGACCATCCACCCCATGGTGTTGAGGTAGTTCTCAAACACATCGCCAACCGACCGTATTTCTGAACCAACCAATTGAGGTAGTTTTGTAACCGCCAGCGGACTACGGGAGGCCGTGTTTTTGGTTCTGCGGTAGTGTTCTTCAAACTTGCCGCTTTCCAGACGGTCAAACGGCACATAGCCGATGACTTCTTTCCATTCTTTGCCTTCATCCGCAGACAACCGCCCCACGGCCACCAAGTGATCCACCAGCTCAATACGCGAGGCATCCATAGCGGCGTTCATAGCGGCGAACCTTGGGTCCGAGTTGTACAGCGCCAAGCCAGCGTTTAGTTCTGTTTGAGTCAAGTGATTGGGAAAATACGGATCGTCCTTCAACAAGTTCTGCAAACGGAAGGCTTCCAGGGCTCGACCTGCCGCCGTCTTGGCTTCGTCAAATGACATCTGTTTGGAATCGGCATACTGCTGAACCAACTCCAGCACTTTGGCCGGGGGCGTAGTGCCCGTGTCTTTGACCATCCACAGCCCCGTGGTCTTATCTTTCTCAATGGAGCCAGCCTTAAAGAAAGCCAGCAACATCTTGGAGTAGTCTTGGGCTTGGCGATACAGTCCCATGGGGTTTAGTCGGCCCAACGAGTCGCGCACGGCGCCGTTGAACTCGTTCATGATGCGCTTGTCGATAGACGCGGCAGCATCCGCCACCTTAGTACGCATCTTGTCGATGGCGCTCACATCATCAGAGTTAGCCATACCCTTGTACAACGCCTTGGTGCCAAAGGCCTGTTGCGGGTTGGTGATGCCAAGCGATGCCAGGACTGCTTGCCCATTCTTGGTGGCCCGAGACATGATCTTGACGGGCTCTTTGCCGGGAGCAGGCGGCACAAAGATGGTATCCATTGCCGCGATTGTGTAGTCCAGCATGGACTGCGGATCAGTTACCCCAATGAGTCTCAGCAGATTAGTCTTGAACTTGTCCCAGGCCGTGGCCTTCTTCCAGGGTTTAACCGCCAGCGCCTTCTGCAAATCCAGGCTGGTCATGGCTTCCGTCACGAACTCGGACAGACTTTCCCGGGCGTCTTCACTCAGGTTGATGGTCTTGTCGTTCTTAGCGGCGCGCCAGATCTGGTTTAGTTCACCAACAGCGGCACGTTGTGCATCAGTCCAGGTGTTGGGATTGGCACTAAGGACTCGTTCAGATGCCGCATGAGTCGCCTCATGTAGCAGGGTTTCCTCGTCAAGGCCTGTATCTGTATCCAGCCAAATCTTCTTGCCGTCACTACGGGCGGCACCACGGACGCGGACCCCTACGTCGTTCACCAGGTTATCCACGACTTCTACATCAGTCTTACTCAGCAGCTTCTTCAGGGTCTCAGCCAGTGAGCGGGCGAGTTTCGTCTCGCCTTGTGTAGATAGCAGGTCAAGGGCGCCGATGAGGTTATCGGTGCGGAGCATGCTAACGACTTCTGGCGACAGGGCGCGGCCTTCACTCACCGTCTGAGAGTAGCGGTCTTCGCTAACCCGTTGCTCAATCATGTCCATGACCCGATTGGCTTCGACGTATTCTCCTCGCTTGATGAGGTCATCAAGGTGCTTAGCATGTCGTGCCTGCAAAGTGAAGTCTTTGCGGGTTGCCAACTTCACGGCGCGGTCTTGCGTAGTCTTTTGGCCCTTGGCCTCTTGGGCTTCCTTCTTAGCCTTGTCTGCTTCCGTACGCGCTATGTTGGCTTCAGCCTGGGCGCGCTTGCGCTCTTCCACCGCACGTTTACGCTCGGCCTCGATGCGCTCAGCCATCTCGGCGGCTTCGCGTTTACGGGTTGCCTCTTCGTCTGCCGTCTCCTCCACAACTTCGGGGGCCGCTTTGACTTCCTGGGTACGGCGCTCATTAGCCGCACGGATCCGATCGGTATGCTCCAGGAATTTCTTAGCAACACGTTGTGGCCCCGAACCGCCCTCTTTCTGAATCACCTCCGCCAGACCAATGGCTTCTTTGCGTGTAGCCTCAGGGAACGTCAAGTCCTGGGCAACTCGGTTCAGTCGCTCTAAGACAGGGAACTGTTGAGGTGCAGGCGTTGGCGCCGGGGCGGCTAGAGCCGGAGGAGTTGTAACAGGAGCCGGTGCTTCAGGCGTTTTGGCAACGGCAGGTGCAGGAGTAGGCTCAACAACCGGCGTTGCAGGTGTTTCGGGAGCGGCGGGAGGCGCACTTAATGTATCGGGCTGCGCGACTTTAGCAGCTCTTCCCTTGCGAGCAGGTTGCTTAGGAGGTACCAGTCCGAGTCCGACAGGTTCTGTAGGGGCGGGGGCGGTTCGAACTCTATCTCCAGTTCCCACAGTTCCTGTGTCGGTAACCCCGCTAGGAACTCCCACGCTAGGCTCACCTCTTCGGGACTCAGCACTCGGCTTAGGTGCAGGCGCTTCAGCTCTCGGGACATTTGTGGCCTCCTCAAACGCTGGCACAGATGGGGCCAGCAAAGAACGCAGTATACGGGCCTGAGGGCGGTTGCCTTTTATTAGCCAAGGCTTGGCGTCTACGAGCGCCTGTACCTCGTCGGCGGTGCGGCCTACTACGTTATCTGCAAACCAACCAGCGGAAGAATCCAGTTTGACTCCGGTGTCCAGGATGTCCTGGGCGGTAAAGGCTTGGGGAGCGGCAAAATCTGCCGCCCGCTCGGGGCCAGCCGCCCACATCAACGGGTTTGTAACCTCTTCGCGGCCTTCTGTAGGTACTTCTGCCTCCGGCTCAGGGGTAGGCGCGGGTGTTGGTTCTGGTGCAGTTTCGGCGCGCTCGGGGCCCTTAGCCCAAAACTCGCGGTCGGTTACTTGCTCACGCCCTTCCGTTGGCACTTCGGCCTCGGGTGCGGGCAATAACGGAGTAGCTCTGGCTTTGGGTTCTTCAGCAAACTCTTCCGCAACCGTTTTGGCAGAGCGTGGTGTGGGTTCCTCAACAGGGGCGGGCGCAGGTCTAGCCATCTCCCTGCGCGCAGCATTGCGTTCCAGAACACTGCTGGCGCCGCCCAACGGGCCGCCTACAAGCCCGGCCAGATACGCCGCCTCGCCATACTCTTTCATGGCGTCAGCATCGGTCAACGGCAACCCTGCTTGCCAGCGCTCCATAATCTGCTGGCTAATTTCAACCGGTATGTCCGCTGCCCCGCGAGCTACGCCACGGGCAGTCGCGCCGGACAAAGACTGCCGGGCTTTATTGGCAAGGGCAAGTTCGGCATCTGCAGTACGCAACGCGGCATCGTCCGCGATGCCCAATACGCCTTTAACGATCCGTTTACCAAAAACAAAGGCTTGGCCCGCGCTTTCTGCCAGGGCCTGCCCCGTTGCGGCTGTTGCCGCCTTACCTGTGTCGATTTTGACGGGCTCACCTTTTTCCAGCTGCTCTCCTGCCTGTCTCTCAACATCAGCACCAAAGAACATCGGATATGCAGCGGCGGCTGCCCCTAACGTGCCACCAACAATTGCGCCAGGCACCCCGCCAACAGGCGCGCCAGCCATAGCGCCTAGCCGGGCCCCGCCAGCAATAGTGGCCATGGTGCCGCCTTGCCCAGCAATAGCACGAGGAATCTGAGATACGGCTTCTCCCGCAGCGGAAAGCAAGCCTTTGTCTTGGTACGCTTTTTTGACGGCTGCAAAGGAAGGCCCTTCGCCAGTCTCTTCCGAAATTTTTTGGCCGCGTTTAACGCCCGCAACCCCAGCTTCTTCTGGGGAACCAAATAGCGCCCCTGCCGCAGTGCGCATTGAAGATATAGGCTGCTCAAAACCTTTTTGCAGCTCCCCCATAAAGGTGGATTTCTTGGGCTCAGGCGCAGGGGCCTGCGCCGTCATGTTCGCCCATTGCCACGCCGTATCTGGGTCGGGGGCATCAACTTCGAATGTCCGTCCCCCAACATCAACTTCATACGTAGGCATCTCGTTTCCTTAGCGTTTGACTTCGCGCACCGCTCCCTTTGGCGGTAGGCCGTACTGGGATTGTACGGGCTCTTGTGCTCCTTCAACACCATAACTAGCCAGAATGCGCTTGGTTTCTTTTTCCACCATCCGGTCAGCCAGCCCGGGGTCTTTCTTCAGCGCCATCTGCATGGGGACGCCCCCGGCTTTGATTGTGTTATTGACGTTGTCAGCCGCCATATCGCGGATTTTGGCCAGCTGGAACGGAGTCAATACGCCAGATGCCCCTGAACGCTCCCGGGCCGCAGCCAAGGTTGTAGCATTTGTGGCGTCTACCGCAGCGGCGCGCTCGCGCAGTCCAGCTTGGTCTTTAGCCAAAGCAGCGGAATCTTTCTGATATTGCCGTTTAAGCGTAGCCAGATCGGCGCGGTTTTTCTGGGCGGCAGCCACATCGCCAACGGCTTCGTTGTACCGCAGTTCCTGGGCTTTGGCGTCAATCTCGTTGAGCTTGAGGTTTTGGTCGTACCGTTTATCTTTGATGCGTTGAGTTTCTGCCGCTATTGCGTCTTCATACTCTACCTGTTTACGCAGGCTTTGCGCGCTAGACTGCCCAAAGGATCCGGTGCCCATGTTGGCAATTAAGCGGTGGAACGTTGGACGCCCCTTATCCGCTTCGAGTTTTGCTTCGCGTGCCGCATCGTCAGCCTTCATCATTCGGCGCAATTCAGCAGTCTGTTTTGCCGCCTGTTCCCAAGGCATTTCAGTGATGCCTTGCGCTTTCAGATGCGCCGCTCTTTCCGCAGCCAACCCGCCAGCAGTGGTTGGCATATCAGGGGCTTCAAACTCTTTGGTACGTGCCGCCTCCATAGCCTTCCACTCAGGAGAGTCAGTTAGGAGAGCCAAGACGCCTTTGCTTGCAGCGGGTTTAGCTCCGCCAGCGGGAGCAGCTCTGGGGGGCGCTTTAGCCGGAGGAGGCGCAACCGCATACTCAGTAAGAATGCGATTGGCTTCGGTCTGTTGATCTTTTTCGGCTTTAGCAACCCTTGCTTTTTCTGCGTCGCGCTGAGCTTGTTCGACTGCTTCTAAAGCGCGGCGGTTTTCTACGTTGCCCAGCCCCAGCGCTTCGCGCAGCGTCATGTCGTCCCCCGTACGGGTGCTGGCACCGGCAATCGGTACCCCGGTTATGGGGTCATAGATGGTGTCATCCTCAACGTCGCCACCCTTAGCAAACGCAATGATCCCGCCGCCACAGAAGTCAAACATGCGGGGGTCCAGCTTGGCTTGCATCAGGCCGCCTTCGGCTGCGCTGACTGGTTCGGCTTGCATGGCAGCCTGCTCTTGGTTTGCGCTTTGTTGGGCAAGGGCCTGCATGATCCCTTCGACTTCCATGTCTTGTTGCTCATCAACAGTAGGCTGTTGTCCTTGAGCGGCGCCCTGCTGCATTGCCATGCGCTTTTGATCGTCAATACGGTCTTCCAGAATCGCCCCGGCTACCCAAGGAGAGATGGTGGGGAATGCCCCCTTCTTTGCCGCCTCTAGCGTTGGGATAGGAGCGTTCTGGTATTTGGCAAGCTGCTCAATCAGGTTTTGCTTCATGGCTTGTCCTTAGGGCTTGTTGAAGGATTCCAACAGTTTGGAAATTTGAGAACCCGCTTGCAGCCACTCAGTAATTGGGTTCTGGTTTGCCGTATTGACTTGCGTTGCCACTGGCATGCCGCTAAACAGCCCTTGCTTGATTTGGGCCATCTTGAGATCCCAGTCTCGCGCTTCTTCAAACTGTTTACGATCAGCAGCAATGCCTTCGGCCTCAATGTCACGTTGGGCTTTGCCCGCCTCTTGCAGTTCGTTGAGGCTCTTGAGCCCAAAGTCCGACCCGTATTGCCGCGAGGCTTCTGAGGCTTTATCGGCCTCCATTTGACGCCCTTGCTCAGTATTAAACTGCTGCATGGCTTTGTCGAATGCAGTGGCATAGCCTTGACCCACAGTCTTGTTCTGTTCAGCCAACAAGTTACGAGCCGCTTCGCTTTCCATAATGGCTTGACGGCCCCCGCCAAAGCCACCAGCTTGGGTTAGCTTGGCCATACTAGGTTGCAGGTTAATCTGCGACTGACGGCGCATCTCAGCCAGCTGAGGATCAAGGGCGGCGCTTAAGTACGGGTTCATGTACTTGTTAGCCGCTGCCGTATCAAACGTGCCAGTCGTGAACTTGGTGGGGTCGTAGCCTGTGCTGGCTAGAGTGCTGGTTCCCGCAAAGTATTGGTTCTGCAGGTCAGAAGGACCAGCAGTCAAGGTTCCTGTATAGGCTTGATACGGCTTGTTTGCCGCTGCAATACCTTGCCCGATGTTGGTGGTAATAGCATCCCCTGCCCACTCAGATAGGTTTCCGGCAGTGGACGTGCCCGTTGCGGGGCCGCCCGTGACAAAGCGCTGGATCCCATCCGTAATACCGCCTTCGCTGTAGCCCACCGAGCCGCCAGGCATGTATTTGTCAGGGTTGATCTGACGCCCTTGCTTTTTAGTGCCGGTACGGGCAATGCGGATCTTGTCCATCATCTGGTACAACTTCTTAGCACCAGCGTCGCTGTTGCCATTACCCAGGTGTGATACTACGTCAGCAGGCACAACGAATTCTCCATGGCTAAGTTTGGCGGGTTGCCGGTCGTCAATAGAGGTATTGATCCTGTCGGCCATGCCGTCAGTTTCTCCGCGCAGGTAGCGGCCACGAGCCGCCATGATGCCGCCTTGGGCGGCTTGTACCGTGTCCGGTTGTGTCTGCAACGAAGCCAATTTTTGTTCAGGAGTCATAATAGTCTCCATTGGAGCAGCGGCTGCAGCTGCGGGTGTATCTTTTTTAGCCCAAGGCATAGCCAAGGCAGGAGTTGCGGCGCCCACACCCCATTTATTTACGAGGGCAGCTGCCGGGGTGTAGTTGGCTAGGATGCCTTGCGCTTGTTGGTTCGCTGCGGCCTGCGCAGCAGCTACATCGCCCCCTGCGGGCACATATTGAGTGGGCGTAAAGTAGGTAAGCCCAGCACCGCCAGCACGGCGGTTGGGGTCGTTGTATTTAACAGGAGCATTGACTGCCGTGTACTGTTTAACGGTACCTTTGTAGCCCGGCGTCTCAGGCTTTGTCAGGCCAGTAGCCTTGGCCAGCAGGCCGCCAACCAACCCGATTTTGTCCCAGTCGTAGGTTGTTTTGCCGTTAACGGTTTTCTTAAAATAGTTTGCAATCTTTGAAACAATGCCAGGGTCGGCTTTGTAGGCGGCGCCTGAAATAATTTCGTTGATGCGCGCGGTGGTCTCAGGCGGAGCGTCCTTCATCGTCGTCGGGTCGATTCCGATTGATTTATAGAAATCGTCCTGCGCTTGCGCTTCGGTTTGGCCCAGGCCTTCTAGGTTTATAGCCCCCGTATCGTCAGCTGAATTCCCGGTATCGAAACCGTCGTCATACCAATTACCCAGTTCGTCTTGCTGTAGAGCCATAGTTACCTCTTTTCATTCAATAAGGCAAGGAGGTCGTCTATGGACCCGCCTGCCGCCATTGTAGGCTGCCTTGACGATTTTCGATAGTCCGTCCGCAACGGGTCGCTAATCAAAGTTTCAACGTCTTCCATATCAATCTCTGCAACGCCAGGTTGCGTTGGTGCCGCCTGTTGTCCACCCATCAGGGCTAGAAGCGACAATAGGTCTATCCCAGAAGTCCCAGTTTGGGCTGTCGATGCTGTTGGCGGCTTCGGGATTGAAGGAGTTATTGGTGTTCCAGGTGTCCCCGTTCCAGGTGTCCCCGTTCCAGGTGTCCCCGTTCCAGGTGTCCCCGTTCCAGGTGTCCCCGTTCCAGGTGTCCCCGTTCCAGGTGTCCCCGTTCCAGGAAGATCACTTTCATCCCCGAGACTCCCGCCTTCGTACGGGGGCAGATCACTTTCATCCCCTAGACTCCCGCCTTCGTACGGAGGTAAATCGCTCTCATCCCCTAGACTCCCACCTTGATACGGGGGCAGATCGCTTTCACTACCAAGGCTCCCGCTGTCAGGAGGCGGAAAATCTGGTACTACGTTATCAACAGGAATGGGCAACGTGTCAATAATGTCCTGAATACCGGCAGTTGTTCCATCGTCTTGGGGCGCAGACTGACTTTGGTCAATAATGTCCTGAATACCGGCAGTTGTCCCGTCATCTTTTGGCCCCGTCTGCGTTTGTTCAACAAGTTGATCTTGAAGCCGCTGAACCTCATCCGTAGGCATGAACCAGGCATTTTGGGTTACATCGTAATATGACCCTTCAGGTTTTTGGTCTGCCATAGATATGGGAAGCAGGTCATATCCAAACGGTGGTCTGACCGTATTGGCCCTGGAAGTGTCACCATAAATAGGAGACCCGCCAACATCGACGTTAAATACGTCAGTAGGAAGCGTTCCTGCAACTTGTATCCCAGATCCGGGCGCAGACGGAATTTGGTCTATAAGGGCTTGAACATCAGAAGCCGTTCCGTCATCCCTTGGCCCCGTCTGCGTTTGATCAACAATTTCTTTTATACCGGCGGTGGTTTCATCATCTCTTGGGCCTTGTTGATAAGCCAGATAATCATCTTTTGTGGCAATCCCAAGACCTGCGGCGTCCTGTAGCTGGGAATAACTGTCCCAGCCTCCGGCAATAGCCCTAGATTCATTGTTATATGCGTCTTTACCGGCACGCAAGGCTTCTGCAATTACTGCATTGGTTGGGTCTCTACCCGTCATTTCGCTGGCAACAATGGTATTAATTGCATTCTGCGCACGGATGGGCAAATCCGAAAAGCCTTCAATTTGGCTGGTTACAAATGGCGTAGCCGCAGAAACGCCACTGCTTAAAAGCACATCTAACGGATTGGTATCTCTGCCTGTTATTGTTGGAGAAACAACGCTTGTTCCTACTTGGCCGATAACATTCCCAGCAACGTCTGCAACAGTGCCCAAACCAGCCTCTTGAGCGGCCAACATAGCCGTTTGAGCAGAACCCAAATCTGTACCATATTGAGCTGCAGTAGCTGCTTGATCGCCAAAAACACCAGCTTGCTGACCAATCTGACCAAGAGCGTAAGACGTACCAGCCGATTTCAGAATGTCGCCAATATCCCCGCCTTGAATAGCGGTCTTAGCGCCTGTTACTAAAGGCAAATAAGCAGGGGCAAATATGGCAGTGGCAATGGGAGCCAGATCGACCATATCATTTAAGAGATTACCAAGAGGGCTACTTCCAAAGAATCCACCGCTATTGCTGCCTGTTTGGTAAATCTTAGGATTATATCCTGTTATATTACCAGAATCATCAGCCGCAAAAATAAACTCATCAAATACGTTATTATCAGCCCGTGTACGGACTCTATATTTACCTGTTGGTATGTGTTCGGTAATAGGGATTTGTGTGCCTATTTCGTCTTGCCAATAGCCTGTTGTTTTTGCTTGAGTAATTGGAACAATATTCCAGTCAGTTCCAAAAGGATATAACTTACCATTCATAAACAACATTTGACTTCCGCCGTTATGTTGTCCTGTTTCCCAATCCATATAATACGGTTCAACTTGCTGATCTGTATAACCAGTAGCGGTATAGCCATTTTTTCCATAAGTATATGGATAGGCAGTAACAATTTTAGCGTTGCCTGCTTTAAGACCATCAAGAATAGCTTGAATACCGGGAGAAGACGGCGCACCAATTCCATCGGTGTTACCAAGTTCATATACGTTGCCCGGAACAACGTTACCTCTCCAGTCTTTTGCAACTTTCATTTCCACGGCATTCCTTTACTGCGTCAGATCAAAAAACGAAATGGAGCCAACCCCATCCCCTGTCGTTGCACCAGACACTGTTCGCACAGCAAGCGTGTAAATGTCACTGACCCCAGCAATGGACGCCCCCAGCTGCAAGTCCCAGTTATACCCAGTTGCGGCGCTTGTTAGGCCCACCCCGCCGCTTCCAGTAGCGGTGACGTAGTCTGTTTGCACAATTGTTCCAACACTGCTGATGGCCGTGGCGGCAACATCGTATTCCACATTGCTATCTGAGGGTACTGTAGCCGCCCAGGTCGCTCCCGTCAAAGTCGGGTTCTTCAACAATGCCACTTCATAGTTCTGGCTGGTTGTAGGAAGAAACTGAAGTCTGTTGGGCAGCACCACAGCGCCCGTACGGCCAGAAGCCAGCCGGATGGAAACAATAGGATAGAACGTAGCTGCCGTATCAATCGTGTTAAAGATTGTGGTGCGACGCGCCACATGGTCAATTGAGGTTTGCTCAAACCCGCCCTCCGATACAACGGAAGAACAAATCTGGGTTAAGGTTGCAGCAACCGCTGAAGACGAAACAATTTCATACCGCACTGGCAGGATAGCCGTGGTCATGTAAACCGTGGTCCCGTAAGTATTAGCAGTGTCAAACGTGTGGCAGACGATGTACTGGCCGTCAATGATGAACCCACAGCGAACAGAGCCAACCCCCAGCCATTCAAAGTCCATCCACAAAATCTGCGGGTGAGTTAAATCCAAGGTATAGCCAGACGCGCCCGTGCCGTCCAGTTTGTCGCCGTTCCAGCTAGATTGCGCCACTGTCCGGGAGTCATCTACAGAACCACCGGTATAGGACCGCAGAGTAAACGCATTGGTACCATCAGTCTTAGAAAAGAACACACCGTTCTGGGGGTTGAAGTAGCCAACTTTTTGGCTGAGGTTAGCGCTACTGCTGGCGTCCATCTGGAACGTGGCAAGTACTAATAGCCCCTTGCCGGGCTGGTACGGAAATGAACGATACGTTTGACGGACTACAGAACCCACGCCCCCAGCAGTTACGCTCATGCTGACACTGGCTTGGTTTGTATTAAACGTGGTTGAGCCGGTACCGCTAGTCGAAGTGTCAAACTGATTATCCGCAGCGTATCGGCTTTGGCTGTCAAACAGGGTATAGGGCTGGCTAACCCGCTGACGACCAAACGCATCCAGGGCTGCGGGCGGGAACGAAATTGGTACTTCTGTATTGGACGCCACAAGCTGCCCCACAATCTTATTTAGCTGGTTAAAGTACAGGCGCAAAACGTTGTTGAACTGTTCCTGATACCTGGAATCATACTGCCCAGGGGCCATGGGCAGGTTTGGTGGCGTAACCTGACTGAGTTCGTACTGTGACGTAACGATTAACGTCATCCTGTGTTCCCCCGGCGTCCGTCAGTTTTGATGTCAATACGAGGTGAGCCCAGCTGCCACTGAGAGC